ATTGCACCTGATGCATTCTTGAATAATGATGCTTTCGCACCTTCAAGTGGAGCATAACCAAGACCAGGTGTAGAACCAAGTGATACAATTAAACCACCTCTTGGAACTTGGTTCTGGTTAATATCTGACTCAGATACGATAAATTGACCATTCTCAGATGTGATACCAGTAAACTGAACTGTAGATATCCCTGCAGTTGTATCTGAAATAAACTCATAATTATGACCAGAATTATTCACAGTTAATGGTGTTTGGAATATGCCATTGATGAATAATACACCATTACCAACTCCTATGCCAGATGATGTATTTGCACCTCCAACAGTCAAACTATAAGTCTTACCTATTCCAGTAAAGTCATCTGATACATCATCAAATAACATATTTGTTGTATAATCACTTCTTAAGAATGTTCTACCACTGAAATTAGCTTTTACAAATGGGAGATTAGTATCTGTTCTTCTTGATCTTGTATTTCCTTTTGGTGGTTCAATGAAATAGACTGAACTATCAACAATGTTAAATGCACCTCTATGAACTCTAACTACATCATTATTAGCATGAGATGTAGCACCTATTCCTAATACTCCTCTTTCAACTTTTACTACAGGTAATATTGAAATACCAAGAGCAACATCTGTTGAGTCATTAATCCTTCCAGTTGGTGTGCTTGAGAAACCAACTTGCTCAATTTTCATGTACTCATCATTCACTTTTAATACATCACTTGGTTGAATTGAACCAATACCACTTAAAACAAATTGAGAAGTTGCAGAACCAATATTACCGTCTAAGGTATGAGATATTGATGTGAATGTTATGGGTTGCTGAACCACACCATCAAGACCAATAATAGTTTTTGTAAGTTGTTTACCCATGCTCAACTTATGAGCATTGCCTGTACCAATACCAGTAAATGTTATAGCCGCACCAGTTGCAACGTATTCTGGTCTTGAGAATAATTGGAATTGATTTTCATCAATAACTTTAGCAAAAACTGTAGTTGGTAAGATTGTTGTCACAACACCTGCAGTATTTGTTGTTGAACCAATTGACAATGCTGTTGCTGCAATTCCAATAAAAGTTGAATCAAATGAATAAGTTAGTTCTTCGTTTGTATTAAAGAAATGATTTGGAATTGTAAATATGCCAGTCGATGTGCTAATAATACCTGAATTGGGATTGAAGGTCTTACTATAAATTGGTGTGCCCTCAAATTTAAGATCAAATTTAGTTTTATTCGCTCTTCTTCCTTCCAATCCATCAAATGTTGATAAAAATACCTCTTGATCAACAGTACCATAAGATAGTTTAGGAGGTGTGTTATCAAAATCATTTTCTGTATAGAATATTTGATTGAATGATTGAACTTCAACTAAAGAATTAAATTCGCTATCAGGATAGAATCTTAAATTAATATTATTTCCACTTATTTCACCACCAAATGTACCAATACCTGTTGTTGAACCAGCAGATACAAATGGATATTGAACAGTTAAGATGTCATCTTCATCTCTTATCGATATTAATTGGTGAACTGCCGATGTTTGACCACTTGAAACTCTAACAAGAGATTTAACACTACTATCAATATCTTTATTAAGTGTTGCAAATGTAATTACACTTCCAGTTCCTGATGCATAACCAGATTCCAATCTTATACTTCTCTCTGATCCTAGTGGTTGATCAGAAACTACAAAACGATAACTACCTGAACTAGTTGTTGTTGTTCCTAATCCAACAATATTTGACCTAGTTTCAAGTAAAGCAGAGCGGTCATTTTCAATTTGTAATTTAATTAAATCATTCTCAAATCTCGCTGTAACCACTCCAACTGAACTTTGACTACTTGATAAATTTTTATCAATATAAATTTGTGATATTGTAGTATCAACTCCATCAAAATCAACAATTACTTCATTATAATTGATGTCTTTAGTTACAGAATCCTCTACAAAAATAGATGCGTGTAAAGCATTAAAGTCTGTTTTAGAAAATTCAGCGATTGTGCTTGTTACAATACCACTTGTACTGAATCCAGCGTTTACATTCACACCAGTTAATTTAACATTTCCTATGTTATTAGTATTAATACCTACTAAATCAGTATTAAAATCAGTTTTTAATATTTTAATATTATGATCTTTTGTAAATTTATCAGTTGGTTCAAAGAGTAAATTTTTAGTTCCTTCAGATGTAATTTCAGTTTTTACATCTCCCAATCTAATTGATGTAAAATCAGTTGTTTTCTCAAATAAAATAGCATCATCTTCATCAGTTAATGCAACAACTTCGGTAAATTGTGTGTCAAAAGTATCAGGATCAACAATTTGTATTAAATAATTTCCAACATCCGCTGTCAATTCTTCAACGACTGTTGTATTTGCAGAGAAACCAACACTAGAAAATTCATTACTAATATCATCATGTAGTAAAACTCTGTTAGAAATACATCTTGAAAAATCAGTTAAAACTTTATTTTGTAATTGTAAATTTTTTGATTTATTATTTAATGTGTCAAAATCTGTCACAAAATCAAAATTATTAATAGCATCAACTCTTGAATTATCCTTATTGGTTACGTCTAGAATTATAGTTGATAATGAAGTAGATGTCTTACCAATAGCTATTTTAATTGTGTTCTGTATAGATGTATCTGCAAAATTCTTTAACCCAGAGGGATGAACTAATCTATTAACAGGATTTACTATGTCCTCCCACTCAACTGAACTCTTAATTGAATATGAAAGATTTTGATAATAATCATTATCTGGGATAACCTGATAATCTTCACTTAATTTACCTGTATCGTCTAACCAACCATACTCCTGTCTATTTGAGAAATCAATCTTATACCTTGCTTTGTTATCAACAATGGATATTATTTCAGCAGATACACCACTTATACTTCCAACAACTCTATCACCTTTCTTAACCTCAAATAATCCATCTATTTTTATGTAATCATCACGTATCTCTACAACTTCTAGATCAGTTTTAGAACCTGCTACATTTAATTTTTCATTTAACTCAAATACACCTCTTGTTTGTATTGGAATTATATCTGGATAGTTTTCTTTATTAACTAAAGTAGCATATCCTGATTGGAAAGTTTTTGCAATACCAGGATTTGTTGTCAAACCTGCTAATGAAAATTTAAGTATAGATGTAGTTCCAGCAATATAGTCATCTACATTGAAGAATCTAAAATTATAATTTTCTGAATTAAATCCATCTCCTTCAACAAGTGTATTTGTTCCTATTCCACTTGTTCCAATACCTGCTTCACCGATTCTTAGAATACCCTCAACAAAGACTTCATCATTTATCTTAAACGGTTCCTCAACAAAACCACCAAATGGTGTCTCTAGATATGCAGTGACAACACCTGATAAACTTGTTTCAACAGAATTTATACCAACTCCATTAGAATTATTAATAGCAACAACTCTATGAGTGAGTGAATCTAAACCATTAACAGGTGCAATTACTTCAACTTCAGAGATAGTTTGATTGGGACTTATTGCCTGTAATGATGAATCATCAACAACTTCATTAGTTACGGGATTGAATAATAATAAATTAGGTGCACTAGAGTAATTTTTACCACCACTTATAATTGAAACACCATTTACGACATCTAAATTATCAATATTAACAATTGGTGGTACAAATGCCTCTGGACTCAATGTTTTGTCAGATGAATATTCGTAACCGAAATCAATTATTCTTACTTTTTTAATTTTACCTACATTATTTGATGATGCTTTAATATTTGCACCAGATCCATTTACACTATTAACAGTATCAAACTTAGGTAATTTTTTGTAATTAAATCCAGATGATATAATTCTAAAATCTTTGATTTCACCATGAACATTTTTAGACTGTGTTGAATATTCTAATTTTTCACATTCAGAGTCACTATATCTTAAAAATTCTGGAACTTTAGGTGAGAAATTAAATCTCTCTGATGTAACACCAGAAATCTTATATTTTCCATTATACTTACTATCAACAAATAATATTTCATTATGATTAACCACATCAGTATCAGATGTGCTTATGAATCCACCCTTTGTTAAAGCATAGTATAATTTATTGGGAGAGGATGCTGTGCTTTGTATGGATAATGTTGCACCGAAGAATGGTCTATCAGGGGATGTTCCGATACCAATCGTACCTACTCCAGTTACATTAAAGTTTGTTGAATCTTGAGAACTTGAATATTCGTTTGTTAACTCTTTATCATAGAATATCTTAAAGTCAAAGTCAGCAAGAGTGGTACTAGATAACCCGAAAGTAAGTTTTTGATTCTTAACAACTTGAATTTGAGGATTGATTGGTGCAATTAATTGATTTGCTCCTCCTGTGTTTGCAGTAATTGAGACTGTTCTAATAGGTCTTACTGTAACATCAAGTAGTGTTTCACCTAATTGTAGATATCTATCACTTACTTTGTATACAAAATAAGTTCCTGTGGATAAACCTGTAGCTCCACCCTCATAGAAAATTTTATCTCCTGTATTAAATCCATGATCATTAATGTCTAATTGATCATCTTCAACATCAGCAGCACCAAATGTAATTGGATTTATGATTAATTTCTCAAATTCTGAATTATATCTTACTGAAACTGGTACAGTTGTTCCAATTCCAACTGATAAATTAGGAACTACATTCATAGTGACAATATCACCATTCTTCAAGTTGTGTGTTGTTGTCTCTGCTGCACCTATTTTTGTAGTTACAGTGCTTATTACTTTATCAACATCAGCGGTAACTTGATCAAACTTAGATGTAAAGTTATACAATCCAGATCCAATACCAGTAATTCCATTACCTAAGAAGAATAATCCATCACTGGTATTAGCCACTCCTGCCCTTGTGGTTACAATTCCAATATAATTTTCATCCTTTTTAATTACAAATACATCAGTTGATGTAGAACCTGTGAATGGTAACTCAAATGAACCAACTGCACTATCATTGGGAGATACATCAAGTTCAGCGTTCGATACATTTGGTCTTGTTAATGTAACTTCCTGACCAGTTACGAAAGGATGATTAGGAAGGTATATTGCCCTTTCTGGTATTGAAACTTGAGTGACTGTTTCACCAACAAAATAACTTGTGGTATAACCAACACCATCAGTACCAACACCCACTGATTGAACACCATTAAAGTAGATTACATCATTAACTTTTGAGTCAAATTTAGAAGTTTTAACTGGAAGAGTAAATCTATTATTTAAGATATCAACTTGAGAACCAAATGTATGTGCAACACCAGTATTTCTGAATACTCTTATTATTTTTTGTGTATTATAAACATTTAATACTTGTAAAGTTTCTGTAGAAGCTCCAACACCTATTCTTAGTGATCCACCAATAGAAACAGTATTTGGTATTTTGTTAACAAAAATATCTTGTATAATTCCACTAGCATTTCCAATTGTCATGGATTTTCCTAATGAAACTGTATCAGTGCTTACCCCTACTACAAATGAATTTGTTAAATTAGGAATAGAAGTGCTTAAACCAGAGATAAAAACAGAATCCTCATTATTAAGTTCAAGAGTAGGAAGATAATTAACTTGTACCTCATCACCATTATTCCAAGTTAGAATGACATTATTAAATCTATCAAATGAGGTTTCTATCGTTGATATTCCAAGACCTACAATATTTGAAACTTCTGCACTTAACCCTGTTCCATTAGTTCCAGTATTATCAAACGATGCAATGTCACCTACTTTATAATTACTTCCACCATCTAGTATTATGATATTATCGATACCACCTTTAGTTACTGATTCAACCTCAGATAATTGTCTGATATTTTCATTTGATTCCTCCATAAAATCATTATCAGCAAATTCTTCTCCTACATTATAAGGTTTTGTATTTCTTATTAAATTAGAATTATTAAAATCAAAATCGTGATTAAGAATTAAATTATCATTAATAAGAGATGATCTATAACTATTACCAATGAAATATGGATATACTCCCTCTAACTTATTTGTATTTGTACCCAATCCAACAGTAGCGAAATACGCATATATTCCGTTTGGAAACTCAGGTGTTTTACAAAATCTACCATTATGAATATCTAAATCACCACTTTCATCAAATACATAATCATCAACAAAAAATCCTGCGTCAAATCCAGAGGGTCTATTTAATACTTTTGATAAATCTTTTTTATATGAACTTGCTAATATCTTTAATGGTGAGTTTATATCATCTGCTTCTGTATATCCAAATGGTCCATAAATTGGATTTCCATCGTATGCCCAACCTATAATCGGTGAGTGATCAGTTATTTTATCAAACTCTCCATTTGGTTTTACATCAAAAGTTTCTTCAAGTTTACTTGCGGTTGATTGCGAATATCCTAAAACTCCAAATGTTAGTGAAGATTCTCTAGAAGTAAGGTTAACATCACCAAATCTATCTGTTGTGTTTATTGTTAAATCTCTAACTCTTGCACCAAACAATCCATTCTTTCCTCTGGCACTGACAAGAACCTCTGTGGTTGTACTATCATATCCTAATCCAGAATTTATCACGATAGTATCAGTTATGACCCCATTATTGATAACAGGTCTTACAATCGCTCCTGTGCCCTTTCCAGTGGATATTATATTAATTTCTGGTAGTGAATTATATTGACTTCCTTGATTAACAACTATTACGTCTTCAATTTTTCCATTACTGATAATTGCTTTTAATTCTGCGTTTTTACCATTCTCTATTGTTATTTGTGGTTTTACTTGATGATTTAATATGGTTGATCCATAATCAGTTCCATTTTCATATAAGTAAGCACCCGTAAATTCACCAGTTACAACTGGCGTAAAGTTTATTGTACCAGTGACTGTTGAACCATATGATACCTCAACATTAACCTTTATCTCAGGATAAGAAAATATTTGATACCCTGAACCAGTGGATGTTAGATTAACAATTTTCCCTCTGTTAAAGTTTGTAGTAACTGTTGCTCCAATACCTGCGTCAGATAATTTAAATGAATTATCATTAATTTTAATAACATAGTATGATGATGCTGTTGATAAACCTTGAATTGATGTTGTCTCAGCAGAATACACAACAATATCACCATGAGAGAATCCATGATTTTTAAAGTTAATTGTATCATAAGAAGTAGATATACCAGTTGGTTCCACTCTTAACTTACGATGTTGATATCCAGAACCCTCACTAATTACTCTAACATCAAGTAAAGTATTTTTTGACTCTGTTCTGAACTTATGAATACCACTTGCAGCAGTATCAGTTGCTAATCCAACTGTATTAATACCAGTCAGAGCATCAACTTTAGTATTAAATATCCTAACAGTAGTTGGATTTACAACTCTTACAAAATATGGATCTCCATCAGATAAAGTTCCTGTAATTGTATTTGTTGGATCAAATGCGATAGATCCAATACCTATTGATGGATTTCCCTCATTTCTATAAAAAACTTTTTGACCATTCTCTAAATTATGCTCAGACTTAAATGTAATGGTCTCATCATCTTTGTCAATACCACCATTAAAAAATATATCTCTACTATCAAATGATATATCTCTAAATCTAGCACCTAAAATTGGTTCTAATGAACAACCATTTCCATTACCACCTGTTAATGAAATATTCGTTACTGCATCTATATCAAAATCTTGAGGATCAACAAATACCTTTTTAACACTACCAGTAAGAATTGGTTCCACTAACGCTGTAGTACCCGCACCAGTTTCTACATTAATAATAGGTGGATTAAGAATATCATATTCTTGACCACCATTTAATAATTGAATTTCATCTAAAGGTCCGTAATAAATCCTATCATCTGAAATTGGAGAGTGAATTTGTACACCATCCTTTAGTATTCCAACATCATTAGTTGGTTTATCATGATTAGATTTTATGAATAAATTTTGAGAAAGAGGAATTCTTCTTAAAACTTTATCAGATTCAAGTTTTCTATTTGCATGTCTTTGTAAAATAAAATCATGAGTACCAGTTGTTGTTGAACCGATACCAACCTGAATTGTGCTCGCAGTTCCAATTTGACTTCTTGAATTATATAATGCAATCCTTGATATACTAACATTAGGTGCTTCTGCTTGAGGATCAACAAAATAAACTCTTCCCGATGATAAACCAACAATTTCTTCATCTGATGGTTGATATATTACAGCATCTCCCTGTATAAGTTTTATATCGGTGTTTGCGGGAGGTGAAAATCTTATAAAACTAAAGTCACTTGTAAGTCCATCTTGTCCATCAAAGTTTGAGACATTCGATGCACCTGTTATTGTCTCCTTTATTATATCAACATCAATAGTATAACTTGGTAAAGAGTTGGATGCAACGTATCCATCAATTGAACCATCAGTATAAACATTCAATACGTCTGATATTACTGTATCATTACCATCCTTTATGCCAATACCTGTGCTATTTGCTTTTTCTAGGACACGACGAATATCATATTGCTCAAGTGGATTATGAGTGAATCCTGAAAGATTTTTTGTTTCAATTTGATTATTATTAACATCAATACTTTTTACATTAAATGTTCCTTCAATTGTTTGCTCATTTCTTCTTAATATCTCAAATTTATCATCAACTTTAAGAGATACTGGATTTATCTTAGTTTTAAGTGAAAAAGTAGGACCTAATCCATCTACTTGAAATCTAGAACTGGTATTATACTTCCATGAATTAGCAAAGACCTGTTTGTATGTATTAGTTCCTTCATCTATTTTTTCTCCAATATTTTTTACAAATATATTTTCACCTTCATTTATTAAATTGATATCATTTACAGAAACAAATTCTGATAACACACCTGTTATTCTTAAATCAACTCTTTTAGATAAATTACCATTTTCATATCCAAATATCGTTTCATTAGATCGTACATCATCAGCAGTATTAATTCCAACATTAACACCACTACATCCAAAAAATTGATTGATTGTCTTAGAAGTATAATCTATAGTGTTTGTACCACTTATAATAGTTCCAGTTGTTCCAAATCCAACTGTAGAATCAACAGATATAACTGTACCATTTATTTGAGTATTACCCAATGATTTTGTTTTACCAGGTATTGTAAATACACCTTCGATTAAATCACGGTCATTATATCCAACAAAAAGTGATAATTTATAGTAAGTTTTACTATCTCTAGTAAATACCTCAACTTCTGACACTGATGCACTGGTATTTAAATCATTTGACTTAAATATAGTTTGTCCAACTAAATTTTGAGGTTCGCCATCAGAGATGACATCTACAACTATGACCTCTCTTCTAATAAATTCTGAACTTGATGGTTTTATAAGGTTATTTTCTAAATCTAATATTTTTGACTCTACACCATATAATACCTTTACTAAAATTCTTATTGATTCCTCTATACCCTTCGATTCATAAAAGGAACGAGCAAATTTTACAAAATTACCAACATCTAAATCTGAAGTGAAATTATTATTCTCAAAACCTGGTAAGAATGTTTTCTTTAACTTTCTATAAAATTCCTGAACAAATAGTACTGATAGATTAGTAACAGTTGAACCTGATGTATGTGATGATGATGAAGTCTTGTCAAATTGTAATGTTTCCTTATTTACATCAAGTAAAGATGATGATATACCAACGTTAAAACCTGTGACCCCACTAAAACCACGAATACAACCTGTAAATGATGTAGAGGTTTTACCTGTATAAGATATTATTTCATCATCTATCTTTAATAGTCCATATTCATCAGGAAAACCCTTTGTGTTTGGAACATTAATAATTGTATCTGTATTTGTTACATCAGATGTAATACTAGTGACACCAACAACAACCTCTGGCACTAGGTTATCGACCTTTATGTATTGATCAAAATTATTAATTAAATCACTAGGACCTCCTTGAAACTCCTGTGAAATATAATATTGTTTAAAAAATTCAACTGCATTAGGAAAATCAGAGAGTATAAACTCAGGTAACTGATTTTCTATAATCGTATTGACCTTAATTCTTTTGTCAAATTGTGACATAAATTATTTCCTCTCTAAAACTCCGTTTGAGTAACTTGAGGTAAAGTAATCTCTTGTGAATACAACACCTGAAACATCTTCTCCTGATGCAATTAC